ATAGCAGTCATTGTCGATCTGTTGGACGCCAATTCTTTTACAAAAACTAGGCAACCTTATGAACCAAATTATAGAGGTTTGGTAGACGCATTGATTGATGTAAAAGAAGGATTTCCCACTTTTGCTCCTACACGTTTAAGTTTTGATGCTACTGCATTTGAAAATGTTGCCGATGGTGATGCTTTATATATGAGAGCTTCGGATGCTCAAGTTGGTAAAGCTAGCGCTGCTGATGGGTCCTTAGAGAATGCTCATGTTATTGGTTTTGCGGATGCTGTTACTTCCGCTACAGGTACATGCAAGGTAGTAACTATGGGGACTAAGACAATGCCATTTACTTTAGATCCTGGGGATCTTTACTATTTAAGTCCATCAACTGCTGGGGCTATAACAACTACGATACCTTCAGCCTCTGGACAAGCTGTTGCAAGAGTAGGAGAGCCAGGAACAACAGCTATTTTTAGTATTCGTATTGACCCACCTGTGAGGTTAGACTGATGGCTGGTGCAAAAGATTATGAACCATACGATTCTAATTTTGATGGTTTAATTGGTGTTTTAATTGATTTGAAAACTACAGTTGCTGGAAAACAGGTATACTCTATTGCTGGTTTTACAGCTCCTGCTTTTGAAAACGTTGTTCAAGGTGAGGCTTTATATTCTCGTGTAAGTGATGGAAAAGTTGGTAAAGCTATAGCGAATGATACCGTTGATAAAGCTACTTGTATTGGTTTTGCCCAAACTTCGAAATTAACAGGTGAAACTGTAAGGTGCCTTACACATGGTCAATTAGCTACTTCAGGGTTAACAGCTGGAAGTGATTATTACTTATCTAGTTCTGGTTCTGGTGGAGTAGTAACAACACCTCCAAGTGGAGCTGGTACTTATCTTGTTAGAGTTGGGAGAGCTTCTAGTACAGCTCAGCTTATTGTCAAGATAGAGGCACCTGCAGTTAGGAGTTAATAACTATATTCTTGGTAAGATAGATATAAAATAAAAAGTTCTTTTTTTAAAGAATATATAGAACTGAGTTGGTTTGAAGTATGGCAGCTAGAAAGTCGATTGTAATCCTCAGTGGTTTATTCCAGGAGTTGAATACTCCATCGGATAAATTAGACTTTGCCGGAAATACAACAGCCGATCTTACAGAAAATACAAATCTTTATTATACGACTGCACGAGCACGTGGTGCGGTAAGTATAGCTTCAGGTGAAGGACTTACATATAACTCTTCCACTGGTGTATTTGGGACTAGTGCTATTCCTAATGCACAGCTAGCAAACAGCTCGGTAACGATTGGAGGAACTGCGGTAGCACTTGGTGCAACAGTAACTACGTTTACAGGTATAAGTGCGCTGACGGCAACTACTGGTAATGTTACGACGTTAAATGTAGGAACAGCTGAGGCTGCAAACTCTTTAAAATTAACTACTAGTGGGATTACTTTTGAAGGTGCAACAGCAGATGCTTATGAGACAACACTAACTGTTACTGATCCAACAGCAGATCGGACAATTACATTTCCAAATGAAACTGGAACTGTACTAACGACTGCTACTTCTATCGGAAATAGTAATCTCGCCAATAGTGCAGTAACTATTGGTAGCACTGGTGTCACCCTTGGGGCAACAGTAACTACTTTTGTTGGGTTAAGTTCTTTAACTTCAACTTCATTAATAGGTACAACTCTATATGCGGGTGCGATAGATGCTGCTAATACTATCAGTATTGGAAGTGGAAATATTGTATTTGAAGGTTCAACAGCCAATGCCTATGAGACATCCTTAACTGCAACAGACGCCACAGCTGATAGGACAATTACATTACCTGATTCAACAGGTACGGTTGCATTATTAAATTCAATCTCAGTTACAGATGCTGGTGGTGACGGAAGTCTTGCATATAACAATTCGACAGGTGTTATTACATATACAGGTCCATCAGCTTCTGAAGTTAGAGCTCATATAAGCGTTGCTTCTGGATCAGGGTTAACATATTCTTCTGGAGAAATAGGTACAAGTTCCATCCCGAATGCTCAGCTTGCTAATAGTTCAGTAACAGTAGGTAGTACAGGTATTGCTCTAGGAGGTACTGCTACAACAATTGCGGGTTTATCTTCTATTACATCTACTGCAGTAGTTACAGATGATAGCGGATTCCGTATTAGAGATAATTCAGATAATACAAAACAATTAGCCTTCGAATGTTCCGGTATATCTGGTAGTACTACTCGAACGCTTACCGTTCAAGATGTTAACGGAACTGTTTCTTTAATTGCTGCAGCTGAAACTCTTACAAATAAAACTTTAACTAGTCCTGTTTTAAATAGCACTATTTCAGGAACTTCAATTAAAGATGAAGATAATATGTCGAGTGATTCGGCAACTCACTTAGCCACGCAGCAGAGTATTAAAGCTTACGTTGATACGAAGATTACTGCTGAAGATTTAGATATTACTACAGATTCTGGAAACATTGATATTGATCTTGATTCAGAAGCTTTAGCACTTACTGGTGGTACAGGAATTAACACTAGTGCTACAGGTACAACTGTTACTTACGCGATTGATTCAACAGTAGCAACTTTAACTGGAGCCCAGACGTTAACAAACAAAACTATAACTGCTCCTATCGCTACTAGTATTCTTCTTAGTGATTCAAATCTTATTTTTGAAGGAAGTACTGCTGATGCTCATGAAACAACGTTAACTGTTGTTGATCCGACTGCAGATCGAACTATTTCACTTCCAAACGCAACAGATACACTTGTTGGTTTAGCTACTACAGATACGTTAACGAATAAGACATTAACAAGTGCCGTTTTAAATAGCACTATTTCAGGTACTTCAATTAAAGATGAAGATACTATGTCGAGTGATTCAGCAACTCACTTAGCTACTCAACAGAGTATTAAAGCTTATGTAGATACAAAAATAACAGCTGAAGATTTAGACATTCAGACTGACTCTGGAAATATAGATATTGACTTAGACTCGGAGGCTTTAGTTCTTACTGGGGGTACAGGAATTGATACTAGTGCTACAGGTGCGACTGTTACTTACGCCATTGATTCAACAGTAGCTACATTAACTGGAACTCAGACTTTAACAAATAAGACATTAAGTGCTCCTACGATTACAGGAGTATTAACTGCAACTAGTGCAGTTCTTGCAGGAGGTAGTCCACTTGTTTTTGAAGGAGCTACAGCTAATGCTTATGAACTGACTCTTGCAGTCACAGATCCAACTGCGGATCGAACTCTTACTCTTCCAGATGAAACTGGAAATATAGCTACTGAAAGTTTCGCAACTGCAATAGCAGTTGCATTAGGATAGTCTTATGGCCACTCAAGTACAACTTCGTCGGGGATCGACTCTTCAAACATCTACTTTCATTGGTGCGGTAGGTGAAGTCACTGTTGATACAGATAAAAAAATCTGTGTTATCCATGATAATACGACTTCAGGAGGAATAGCACTTCTAAGAGAAGATGGAACAAATTCATCTTTTGGGATGGGCTCGTTAACAAGCTGCGCTCTTAAATTTGCAAACGACCCTAATACAGGAATTATCTCTACAGGTGCAGATCAACTAGCTATGGTAACAGGAGGTGTTGCTCGGCTTACAATAGATGGATCAGGATCAGTAACCATACCAGGTAACGTTTCCATTGCAGGAAGCTTAACTGTAAGTGGACTGTTTAATTCTAATGACAACATCGCTCTCATCGTCGCTTTAGCTTGATATGGCAAATACCTTCAAACAGGCAACTAAATCTAGTTTAGTTACAGATGCTGTTAGTAGTACAAATACCAACATTGTCACTGCTGGAAACTCATCAACTCTTATTATTCTTAATGCATTGGTTGCTAACAAAACTACTACTAGTGCAAATGTCGATGTTTATTTAGTGCCTAATAGTGGAGACAGTGTCTATCTTCTTAAAGGAGTTCCTGTCCCAGCTGGATCTTCACTGGAATTAATTACCGGAAGTAAGATTATTCTTGAATCCAGTGATGTTTTGAGAGCACGATGTGATACAACAACAGCTATGGATTTAACATTGAGTTATCTTGATCAGACTTAAGACTCATGGGTTTATCTACATTTGGTGATGTTAGCTCACTTCAAAGGCAATTTGAAGATATTAAAAGTGAAATTGACAAGCAATTTGATAGAGCAATACTTAACCTAGAGGATACTAGTTGGAATATTATTCGTAAAAAGCGAGATTTTTTATTACGAACTACTGATTGGACAATGACTCCGGGTTGTAGTGTTGATCAAGCTGCATGGGCAGCCTATCGTCAATCAGTAAGAGATATACCTCAAACATATGCGAAAACTGGATATGGATCCGTTGTTTGGCCTAAAGCTCCTACAACTAATGGACCTAATACTAAATGGGAAGTGGAATAGATAAACAGAGTCGAAATACAATAGAAGATAATAAAGTTATTCGATACAAATGTATATTGGGAACGATCTACAGGTTGCAGAGTCAGGCAACAAAATTATTGATGATATAAGTTCTGGTTTTAACGGGAGCGAAACATCATTCGCATTGACAGTTGGAGGTTACGCACCAGTTCCTTTCCCAATCAATACTCAACAGATATATCTCTCAGTTAATGGGGTAATTCAAGAGCCAGATCCTACAGGTAGTGCAGGATTTAAATTATTAGGAACCAATATTGTATTTAGTTCGGCTCCTGCTAATGGGCATGCATTCTTTGGTGTAATTTTATCAGGTGCAGATTACGTCACAGTAGGTACGGAGTTTCCTGCGGGGTCTGCTACATCTCCGTCGATCACATTCGGTACGGATAATGACACCGGAATGTACTCGGTAACTGCTGGTCAGATGGGTTTCACTTCTGACGGAGTTCAAACTTTTACTCTTGATGGAGACGCGTTTAGATTTAACGACAATAAAAAACTCATCGCCGGTACAGGTTCGGATTTAGAGATTTATCATAATGGGAGCGACTCATATATAAAAAACCTTACTGGCGGTTTAAATATAAGTACAGATGATGGTCAGCCAATCTACATCCGTGGTGGCGAGAATATGGCTGAAACTTTAGCTGCGTTTACTGATAATGGAGCGTGTGAATTTTATTTTGACAATTCAAACAAGTTGCAGACGGTAACTGGAGGTATAAATGTTACCGGAACAGTCGTAGACGATGGTGCTACACACGACGGAGATGTAACGTTTACTGGTGCATCTGCAAACGTTGTTTGGGATAAGTCAGAAGATGATTTGATCTTTAATGATAATGCTAAGGCTGTATTTGGAACAGGCTCAGATCTACAAATCTACCACAACGGTAGTCATTCGTATATAGATGAAAACGGTGCAGGCATCTTCGCGATAAGAAGTAATGGCACTGAACTTGCTCTCACTAGTGTCTCAGGTGAGTCAATGGGACGATTCATCAATGATGGAGCCGTAGAACTCTATTACGACAATGCAAAGAAGTTTGAGACAACGAGTACTGGAGTTAGTGTTAGTGGTTCAGTCTCTGTAGATGCTGGAACCAATACTACACAAGCAATATTTTCTGGATCAGGAGGTTCAGGAGCAAGAGGATTAGCAATAGTAACTGAAGCTGCTGGTGCAGCAGATGAAGGTGTAATTTTCAATGCTAGATCTAGTGGTACTACCGCTACAATGAAGTTCCAGACAAATAGTGCAACTGCTTTAACTATTCAAGGTGAAGGTGATGAGATAGATATACCAGATGGTACTAAGTTAAGATTTGGAGATAGCAATGATCTACAAATCTACCATAGTGGGTCTAATTCATTTATAGATGAAACTGGTACTGGAAATTTACTCATACGAGCTGCTGAAGAAGTACAGATTAAAGATTCCGATAGTAGTGAAGCTATGGGTATCTTTAAAAAGAACGGTGCCGTAGAACTCTATTACAATAACGATAAAAAGTTTGAGACATGTTCAACTGGCACAATTCTCCATAAAGAAGCATTTATTACAGGTGTAGAAGATGGAGATGCTAGGTTATACTTCCATGCCGATGAAGGTGATGATAATGCTGATAAATGGCAATTTGGTGCTGCAACACAAGGACATTTCTATATACAAAATCTTGCTAGTGGTGTTTGGGAAACTAATATCGAATTTAATGGTAATGGGAATGTAGAGCTCTATTACGACAACTCTAAGAAGTTTGAGACAACTTCAGGTGGAGCTACTGTAACCGGAACCTTAGAATCTACAGAAGCTATAGGTGTAGGAGAATCTTCTCCTGATGTTAGATTGCACGTAACTGAGACATTTAATACTGGGTATACTGTTGACAACGCTACTACTGAATCAAATAATTTATTAAAACTAGAAAATCCTAGTTCAACTGCAAATGCTTTTGCTGGAATAGCCTTCCGTACCGGTAGTGGCGCGGATATGTATTTTGGATCAATACAACAGTCTGGAAATGATGGGGACTTCTATTTTGCTAATCAGAACTCAACTAATAAAGAACTACTAAGAATAAAATCAACTGGAGATGTAAATATAGCAGATGGAAACCTAATAATAGGAACGTCTGGTCACGGTATTGACTTTAGCGCCACTGCTAACTCTAGCGGTACAGTGGCATCGGAACTTCTTGCGGATTATGAAATTGGAACTTGGACACCTCAATTAGGTGGATCTGGTAATTCCTTTACTTATCATGCTGATTGTGGTGGAAGTTATATCAAAGTCGGCCAATTAGTCACATTGCTAGGAGCTATAAGGCTAACTGCTAGAAGCGGCTCATCTCAGTTAACTCTCCATAATTTCCCATTTACTGTAGGAGATGTTTCAAGTGGAGACTCAAATCATGAAGGTGGTGTTGTCACACATTATACAGATAACTCTGCATCTGGTTCTCACGGACCGCTAGGACATTGTACAAGTGGTTCTGGTAGCGTCTCCTTATCTCATCAACTTAGTAGTGGAAATGGTAGTGCTTTAAATGCTGACGAAATTGATGCTACATTTGTTTGGCGATTTATGGTGACATATCCATCAGCCTAAAACAGACTTTACTGCTTTCCTAGTAGCTAATAAACCCACTCCACCATCTAGCTAATAAAAATTAATGAAACCACCTAATACGAATAACTGTTATAACTTTAGAGTTATCTCTGTTGATCGTGTTGTCGATGGCGATACCATAGATGTAACTTTAGATTTAGGTTTTAATATTTGTAAATCTGAAAGAATTCGAGTAGCAGGAATTGATACGCCTGAAAAACGTACTCGTGATTTAGAAGAGAAAGAATTAGGAATTGATGCTACAGAGTGGCTTGAATATAGGCTTGAGGGAGCTATAGCTGGCGATGAGGATCTAGTAATTAGAACTGAGTTAAAAGGTGGTGTAGGTAAATATGGGCGTCTTCTAGGTTGGTTATATATTGGATATCCTGAATGCACTAAAGAGTGTGATTGTGAATGCCATCATCAGAAGTCCCTCAACGAGGAAATGATCGAAAAAGGATATGCATGGGAGTATGATGGCGGTACTAAATCTAAGGATCTTGAAAGTTTAAGAGAGATTCGTAGAAGTAAAGGAACCTTAATTTCTGAATAAATCATGCAAAAAATTGTAAATGTCATCGCAGTGTCGGCTGGTGTTGTATCTCTTGCCATTGTTGGGAGTGGTTTATATGTTTATATACAGAGAGATAAACTTATTAATAATATCAAGTCTCAGGTACTTAATTCAGTTAGTGGATCGCTTCCTGGGTTAGTTGATACAAAATTACCTACAACTACTGGATTACCTTCAGCAGGTATGGGAATTCCTAAGTTTTAGTGTCGGAAATTCCTGATATTCAAGTCAGGAATATTGGTACATATCAGATTCCTGTTTGGGCTATTCAACAGCCTTCTCTAGTCCCTTTACCAGCGCCTGTAACGGTCCAAATAGGGTTTCCTATAGTTGACCTACCAGGCTGTGTAGAATGGCATCCAGACGATAAAAGAGCAGCTAATTTACCAATAGAGGATGATAATGGTGTAAGAACATTATGTCCTCATGGGCAGTATCCATCTTTTAATGCAATGGATTATTCCCCACATGATTTAGTATATACTTCTCCTGCAAAGCCACCATCGTATCAACAGCCTAAAACTCCACCTCCTGTTCCTGAAACTAAGATACCTGAAACTAAAGAAGATGTGGAATGTCCTGCACCTAATTCACCTCGTATAGGAGATATTGCACAAAATAAAAAAGAAAAGGTATCAGGTTATGAATTAAATAAAGAAGGTACGATATGTATTATTTTGTATGAAGATATTGGCATTGCAGAGCAATTTTTACCTGCACCTCAATTAGTTACTACGACTGCAGCTATTGCCGCGGTGGCAACGACATCGGCCCTCCTAGCAAAGCCGCTGGCGGACCTTCTTCTGAAGGTGGTGAAGCCTGCCGTGAAAAAGGCCATCGGAGCCATCCAGAAGAAGCTTGGTCAGACTCCTTATCGTCCGACTCGGGCTGAGATAGCTGCTGATCGTTATCGTGAGAAGAGGGGGTTACTTCCTTTGAAGAAGGGTTTTTCGAAGAAGTCGAAGGAGAAGAAATAGAATGGGTATGTGGAACTACTTTTCCAGGTATAGGAGTAAGCATTATGTCTGAACAAATAATTGCAAATTTTGAACGTGGATGAAATCGAATTCCTTCTTTCATTAAATTTCCACAATTTTTAAGTCTGGCGAGTTCAAAATCCAATCTCTTATTTGCTACTAATTGATTTCTCATTGCTATATGTGAGTCCACACTTTTTTTACATCTCGCTTGTAAGCTACCATCTAGAGGCATAGAGAAAGTTGCAGATATTCCATAATTAAAACCATGTTGATCTTTTTGTCCTGTTCTTGTAGGTACATAATAAAGAACTTCTCCTGGATTAATTAAATTATCATCATCATCTGTAGACATGTCATACACAGGCGAATCATAATATTCTTCATTAGGAATCTGCCAAGATTTAGAAGAAGTCACGAATGGCGTGATATTCATAGTAGGACCCTGGCACGAGATTCCGTCCCCATAGGTGTTGGTAATGTACGGTCCCTGTAGGACTTGGATGGCTTGGTTGGTGACACTACCTGAACTATTAGCAACAGGATTAGCAGTGGCGCTAACACCGCCAACGTCACCAGCGCGTGATGCTGTCGGGAAGAGAATTGACGCATTGAGTAATACTAGAAGGAAATATTTTAATTGCTGAAAATTGAAGTTGTATCTGTCACACTTTGGATCTCGGTAACTCTTTGGATTATTGTTTGGTTGACCATTCCAGGAGCTCGATATGATTCTGTAAATTGAAAACTGCCAGCCGGTTGTACAATGTTCCAATCTGGTTTGTTTGCTGCATTTAAGCCGGTCCATGTTGTTGTAACACCTTGAAGCGTATTGCTATTGCCTGACACTGCATTAGGCGAAATACTTGTTCCTGAGTGATCGACGTTTGTGCCAGTCACAGTATACTGCCATCCAGTCGCATAATCCATCGAATTTATAGTTTCAGTTACTTGCGATGTTGTTTCTGTATGGGAACTCATACTACCCTGTGTAAAATTAGGTACAACAGGGATTGCTGAAACTTTAGGTGTAAATATAAAGAATAAAAGAGCTATAAGCCTTTTCATAACCGGCTTAATCTCCGATAGTTATCTCACTTACAAATTGACCAACTGCAGAGGTTCCTGCGCCACCAGCGGTTAATGTGGAGACTCCTGCACTTGTAATTGTGCCCGCAAGTGATCCAGCAACGCCACCAGATTGCGTAGTTGTATTACCAAAAGCAGGCATATCTGCGACAACTCCAGATGTAACATCAACACCAGATCCTATTGCAGGTACGGCGTCTCCTTGTGTATAACTTTCGGAGAAAGAAAAAGCACTGCCTACAGTATTTACATCATATGTACCTGCTTTCATTGTTGCAGCTGCAGTAGCTGATCCTATTGTTAAGCCACCAAAAACATCGCTATTCCCTGTTCCTACTTTTATATTGGAACCAGAAACTGTATAAGTGCTTCCGACACGTTCTGAGGCTGTTGCTGCTCCATTAACTGATAGCTGAGTTGAAGTTGATAGACGATGGACCAGATCTGCACGAGCAGAAGGTGCAATAAATAATATTAATAACGGCAGAAGTTTCCACATAGTAGGGATTAATACCTTAGGCAATATAAGTTTAACTGAGGGTAAACTTAATACGTATTGCTACTATACGATGTCTGAAAATGTAATTGAAGATCCTAAAAAGAAGGATGATAGCAAGAAGAAAGGTGTACTTGGCAAAGTTAAGGCTGCCCTTCTCCCTGATCAAGAAGAACAGGCTGCAATTATCTCCACAATGGTCAGAATTGGGGTATTGGTTTGGAGCGGAGGAATATTAACTTTAAATTATGTTGCTATTCCAGGAGTTCCTCAACAGAAGATAGATCCAACCTTCATAGCTAGCGTGTTTACTGGTGTTTTGGCCAGTTTTGGGATCGCTACAGCGTCTAAAAAGGGCGATGGAACTATGAAGATGAATGGTGATAGTAATGGCCAAGTTAGTAAGAAAGATATGGAAAGCATGATTGAAAAAGCTGCAGCTAATTCTTCTGTTCAAACTATTAGGATTGAGCAGGCTCCATTAGTAATTAAGGCTGAGAATCCTGATTCTAAAGATCAACCTAAATATTCTATGTAATTAGGTAAGGCTTGGTTAATATGTGAACAGTATTTTCCATTAGGGTGTCCGATCTTTATTGGGGTTGGGTTTCAGTTACTTCAAAATGCCACACTTGGTTAAAGAAACGTCCTGCAGAGGTAAGCGAGCTATCTAATGATGAGAAGGCTCAAATAGTACCTTCTCGGTCCATATTGCGCTGCAAGATACTGGATCGAGAGAATGAGCATACTCATCTGGAGATGTTATATGGTTTAGGAAACTGGTGGATAGACGATAATCACTGGGATGGACTGTCGTCAAAAAATATATCCCTACCTTATACAGTTAATGGCGATTTAGTTTTTCTAAAAGATTTTCCTTATTTTTATCAAGATCCAGAAAAGGTAGGGGATAGTCATATTTTTACTTTTGCAATGTGTCTTAAATATCTTAAAACCCCAGGTATTAACGGGGTTATGGAATACTCAGAGACACTTAATAAGTATGGTAAGAGCATTCGAAGAGAGGCTCATGTTCAAGCTTTAGCTGATTTTGGGATGAAATCTACTTTCACGTACTCTGCTGATCCTGAGGATATTAAAGTTGAGATAAGAAAAGGAAAACCTGTTGCAGCGAGTTTACTCTCTAAAGGGGAGTTAATAAAGCCGACTAAAGGGACTCATCTTGTAGCAATTACCGGATATGGAGATGGATATTGGTTAGTTCAAGATCCTTTCGGTCAAATGGATTTAATTAATGGATTATGGTCCGATAGAAACCCTCTATCAGGGAAAGATGTTCACTATAACTTTGATCATGTGAATCCAAGATTATTTGCTAGTGGAGGGGCTACAGGGTGGTGCTGGTTGAATTTTCGAGAGATTTAGTGGGGTAGATATATATCTCAAGATTTAGGACGGCTATTGTCTCTTTGATGAGTTATTTATTTTTTGAACCATGGCAGACGCTCCAAAGCCTCTAGAAGATCAGCTACAAGAACAGCGTGAACAATTAGAGACAACAATAAAAGATCTTGAAGCCCAGCTTATGAGATCCAAAGAAGGTTATTTAAAAGTTTGTGGTGCTTTGGAGTATGCCGCTATTTTGAAACAACAATCTGAAACAGCTCCAGAATCCACTACTACCGAGGTCGTTGACCCCTAGTCTCATGTTAGGCGAGTTGAACAAAAGTAGATATCGAGCCCTTGAGTTATTAGCAGAGCATGTACGTGCCCCATCCCGTCAGCTCTCTATAGATGCCATAGTTTGTGATATTAGTGAAGAAGATTTACGTTGGGTTACAGACAGAATTCACTACTATTTATTGAAGTTACTAGAAGATGCTGAATATGATCCAGTAGACGAAGAGATTCTAATGGTAACTGAGGAAGTAGAGATTTGTTAAACTGAGATAGCAGTATCAGTTTTTTTATAGTGGAACCTAAAATAGATCCATATGAATTCTTACGTGAAAGAGCATTAAAAGTTGCTGATGAGATGGAAGATCATAGATATGAGAGGGATGCTGCTATAGGAAGGCGTGCTATCGCTGGAGAGAAGCCTATGACTGTTAGAGAGAAGATGGATGATAGGACGATTACTACTTAACCGAGGATAATTCTATGAATGAACCTCTGTGGGGGCCACTAAAGAAAGAGCACAGTTCCGGCATGAACTCATGGGGTTCTGGTCAATGGTCTAAATCTTTAGGTGCTGCTAATGCATTCCAAAGTCTTCGTGCTAGTGATTTATTAAAACAGATGGATAGACAATATATTCCAAAATCAACGTATCTTGTAGGACAATATTGGGATCAAGCCGGAAACCCTACAGAGGGTCCGCCTTTGCATGAATCTGGTTTAACTAAGTTTGGTTTTTGATTAAATCAACGCCCAGCTACGCCACCATTTAGTAATTACGTATTTATCTTCTTTTAGTGGTGGTAAAGCTTCGTGCATAGTTTTATAATTTGGTTTTCCATTTCTGTATAAGTTATTCCAAGCTACAAGAAGGCCTCTTTCTGGTTTAATTTTTAAATTGAGTCGTTTAAAATATGTTTCTCCTCCTTCTTTTACATTGTTTAAGTAGATCATTGTTGTCCAGGTTCTTTGACCCATCCATTCACAGTAAACCTTATATTGTTTTTTCTCATTAGGTAGAAAGAAATCCCAATGTTCTTTATAATATTCTCCTGGATGATATTTGTGTGCTTGGGATCCTTCTCCTAGGAAGGTGTCTAGTTCTAATAAATTTCCTATTCTTTCCTCTACATCAAAGACTATTTCATTAGGAAAGTGTTCTAAATTAGCAGTTTGACTAGTTCTATAGTCTGAAGTTTCATATTCATCTTCATCATTTGCTAATGGTGATCTAAAGGCTGCTGTATCAATATAATTAATTAATGTAGAGCATTCTTTTTCTGTTAGAAAATTTCTATAAGCATAAACTTGCGTGAATGGATATTTTATTTGAAGTGCCTTTTTTGTAATTGGGCTGTTATAGAAATAGTCATAATCAATTCGTTTTGGTTTCTTTTTAAAATTGCAAAGTTGTAATAACCATTCAATTTCTTTATCATTATATTTACCATTTTCTTTAAATTCTCTTAAGAGACTTGTCTTTGATGTACCAGCTAAAGCGCCTCTTGTAAGATACTTAATTCCATCTTGCATTTCTTTTGGGTCCATTATTAAGTTCGAATGTGCTTACAATAGATAAGTGTAACTATACAGGTAATTGGAGTTCATTATTCTGAACTTTATAGTATTGTTTGGAGGAAGCTACGGTGTCAGTACGCTTCTACTTAGACGTAGTGCGCAAAAGTTGAGTGGTAAACGTCATAGACGAGGAATTGCAGTGTCAGTTCAGCGCTGGTAATATATGTATAAGGTTCTAAGTTTTTATGGACGCATTAGAGCTTCCAGTTGACGTTGAATTTTCAATTCACGCTGCTTCGTTAGCTATTCAAACTCTTGATCGTTCAGATTTGGAGGAAGCTTTCGTTGAAATGTTACACCAGAAAGCCTTAGACAAACAGATGTTTTTTAACATTCTGAAAGATCACGGCATTGACGCCGACATCAAATTCAACATCTCCACGGTGGGACAGATCTCTTAAATACTATGGCTACTCGCACTATTGAAGGCACTTTAGACACACAAAGCGTTGATGCTGGGTCTGAAGTTACCTATCTCGGCTCAACAGCAGCTTCTAATCCAGGTGAAGCTATTAGGGGCTTCCGTGTAAATCCAGGAGGTACAGGAGATATTAAAGTTACTCTTGATCGTAGTAGTGCTATTAACACTATGGAGATTTTTCAAGAGGATTCTTATACTGCAGGAAGTGCGCCAACTGGCTATTCAAAATTTGCAAATATTGTTCGAGATGGTAAAGGTAAAGGAGTTGTAGGTGTAACAGTAACTAATGCCGCCAAGGACTATATTGTTTTACTTAAATTAGACGGCTATTCTGAGGTTAGTTACAGCGGTAGCGTTGTCGTCCCATAAGAAAAAGAAAGTCCAGACTAGGTGGAAGGAACATCCCTTTTTAACTAGAAAGGGTATCAATCTAATAAAATCTCACTCAGCGCCTCGTACTTGTATTGGTATGGGGCGTTATGCATCTTATAAGGACTATGGGGAAAGTATATGGAGAATTGGGTACGGAAGTAAAAAACTAGGTAAAAGGTGGCTTAATTCTATTGATAAAGCAACGAAGGAGGAAATAGACCTTCAATTAGAGGAAGACTTAAAAGAGTTCTCTGATTTGGTAGCTAACTATGTTTTAGTACCTTTAAATACGAATCGTAAAGCTTCTCTTTTAAGTTTTGCTCACAGTATTGGTATAACTTCGTTTAAGACCTGTCGTTTACTGGAATTAATAAATACTTCTGCTGGCAAGACTAAAATTATTAAAGAGTGGAGTCCTTATATCAATCATCTTTGGAGGTCTGGGGGCGATCTAATGATAGATAAACGTCGTGTTGAATTGGATACCTATTACGCTGCAGATAAAGAGATTCCCACGTTAGTTCCTCATCGTTGTCGGGTGAAGAGATGTCTACTAAATCTCCCTGAGACTTATACTGGGGCTCCCAATCAGTTGAAAGCAATTGAATATCTTGAGAGAAAGATGCTGGACTGGGATCCTTCTGGGGAAGTGATGCGTCAGTTTTTTCGTTATTGGACTCAGAAGCCCAGAGGTCTAGGATCTTCGCCGCGTCGGGCTCATAATGTTTAAGCATGTCCAGTGCATCGATTAGTTGAAGTTCTGGTGTGTAGTTTTCTAGGAGGGTTTCGTACTGCATGAAGGAAGGATTTTCTGTAGATCTTTTTGTTGGTTTAATCCTATTTTAAGCAATACTAAATAGCCAATTAGGTCCATTATGACGTCTTCGTCCTCTCCAATCAACCCTGCTCCTTTTTGGATTCTATTTAATTTATCGTCGATCCTTACTAATAATTGCTCAACTGCACTTGATTTACTGAATATACGAGCTGGCTCAAGCGCAGAGTTACCATATTTGTTATTTTTATGTAATAAGAGTTCTTTAACGTCATCACAGACAGTTGCTATTTTGAGTTGAGAGTCTGTCATATTTAACATGATACGTTAAAATCTTAATTTAGCAGATGATTTTACCTAAATTAGAAAATATCTCTTTAAATCGTTCAGTTTGATCAAAACCGAATTCAAGGCTTGGTAAATATATAAAATACCCCCAATATAAAGGGGATTTCAGCGTATACAGATCACTTCCATGAATCAGATTTGCTCTATCAGTAGGTATACATACTGGAAAATCCCACATTTCGGGGCAAATTCTCATCATTTCTGGATAAGTTGTATAAAACAAAGCTTCTGGTATATTTCTAAGCTTCCACTCTTTTATTAGTCGTCTAAACCATATAATTGATGGTGCTTTTGACGAAACGCCAGCTTTTAAGCTCCATCTCCATGTTCCTCTTTCTTTATTAAAAGAACATCTCCCAAATGTTGGAGGAAATAGGTATACCTTTCCTGTCCAAGGGTCCTGCATATTTAGTCCATCATCATCTAAGGTATATATTTTCTTTGCTCGTAGGAATTCAACATTTGCAGAGTGTGTAGAACAAGGATCTAAGTCAATATCACCTAATAAAGCATAGATATAAGGTAAATACTCCGCTGGTGTTAGCCAGTCTTGATTAATATGGTTTATACGTCCTAAGACGAGCTTATAATCAGCCCAACGTAACTTTCTCTTTTTCACATCATTTTGATGAAGTCAGCTCCTTCACTGTCATGTTTATAGTGGATAAGCTGCATTTTTTGTTGATCTTGGATAATAAAAAGTGACTCTTTTTCAGGGTCTATTTGCTCAGCTCGAGAAATTGCCTTCTGCATTACCTCTGCAACTCCTTCCATATCCCTACTATTAAAGTCATTAAGAGCGCTTATTAAATGATCTACTGCTAAATAGAACATGCTTTTCTTTTCTGGCGCATCAGGCACGTAGACCATGGCGCCAGGACCTTCTTTTTTATAGAACTCTGTATAGAATTCACACATGTCAGCACATATGCGTTCAACAGTTAGCTGTAAGAGTTTTGCTTCGTCTTCGCTAGTGACAGTGCGTAGCAATTTTTTCAGAAGTTCGTTCCGTCGACTCATAATTTTATCTATTTGACAGAAACAATAACCCTACTAAACCTAGGTATTTTTCAAGTTTTTTCTTTATTAGTAGCCTTTTCTTTAAGAACACATTTAATAAGATGTCCCAAACCTGAGCGTTTCAACGTCTCTAATAATTTTGGTAGCGGTTGATATAGGACTACAGCTTTTTGCATATTTCCTATCTTTTTGATTAATTTACCATTTTCGTCTCTTAATTTTGTTAATTCACCTTGTCGTATCAAATATTCTGCGACGCATCGGTATCTACGCTTCTCTGCTAGGTTTATCTCTGGATATCGATCACAAATGGTACTAGTTCTCATGTCACTAAAAGTTAGTCGAATTTGATCAGCTAGTGACAGACCTAGCATTAAATCTGTTGTACTGGTTTCATAACTGCAGATTAATTCTAAGTATCGTCTTAAGTCAGGGGTTGCAAAGCTACCAGATGGAGGGATAAAAATTTCTATCTGCTCAAGCAATGAAGGTACTACAGCATCTCTATAATTTTCGATAGTGATAGTATTGATATCAAGTTCTGAGAATCTATAACTTTGATAAACGTTGTTACTGTCTTCTATAGGTTCATATTCTGTTTGATTTAAGGCCTCAATCCAGTCCTCATTTTTTATAACTGTCATTCGAGGACTTTATCTTCTTCAATAGTAACCCAAAATCTATGATCGTCCCACTGTTTTTTGTGATCAATTTGAAGAATGTATTCATAATAGTCTCGTATATCCTCCATATTCTCATCTATTGAAGTGATTTGATACCATTTGGGGCCATGAAGTTCTTTAAGTCTTTTCTCACATTTAGCTTCAGATCCCCCATAATTTTCAGCTTCCCAGATTGAATTCGCAAACTTTTTTTGTTGTCCAGTCATTAATTCTAGTAGTTTCTCTATGGACAATTTTGATATAAGGTCGCTAAACTCTTTAAGGAAAGGATATTGTTCATCATGCGCCGACCTATCACTTATGCTGAGTTGCTCTTGATCCTCGCGCTTTTGCCCGTTGGCATTATTGGTGCCCAGCATTTACACGGGTTTGTGACAGATAGAATCAGTATAGAGATTAAGCTTAAATAAACAATGGGGAAAAAATCGCCACCACCGGCTCCGGCTCCTGTAATTGTAAAGAATACCCCGCCGCCACCCGCGACCTTATATCAAGATGTCACTCCCAAGGCTACATATCATGATGCAACGGATTATTTAGCACGTATGCATGAGCGTGAGGAGGCAATTGAGAAAAGAAGGTGGGATGCAGGAGAGACTCCAGGAAATGTTAGAGCGTCTCATGCAGGTATTAATTTAGCGTCAGCCGAGTTAGCTAATAAATTAGATCAGTCTAGTTCATTCCCAGGCACTCCTGCTTTTGGCGGGGAAAGATTTGGTGGTACTGATGCTGTTATTATTAGTGCATTAGCTGCAAAACCAGTTTCAGGTAGTACTAGTCGTGATGCTCGAATTAGGCCAAGTCAATTATCTGAAACAGCTCAAGGCACAGCCCTTACTGGTCCTGAAAGACGTCTTCAGAAAGCTCAAAAGGCTTATTATTTAGCAAGCCAGGCTAAGGATAGTGAGGAGTTCTCTTATCCTGATTTTGTAAAGCCTTCTTGGCATGATCGTGATTGGTATCCAGTTATGGAGAAGTGGAAAGAGAGAGATATTCCTGTTGAGGTGAATGATGATGATCCTGAAATAATAAAAATAGCTTAATAATTAGTCGTCTACTGCTCCAAAATCTAACATATCGACGTAATCTTGTGTGAGTAGACCAAAGTCTAGTTGAGTATCAAAATCATCTTTAATTAAACCCCAATCATTAATATTGACATTTAAGCTTATTGCATAAGTAGTCTCAAGATAGCGAATGTCATTCGTTACTAAGAACAGGTAATTTCCTGGTGACAACTTAGTGATAGGGTAATCATCAGTACCAATTTCTATCTCATCATCTAGATAATCAACTGCACCCTCGTTGTATACATAACCGTCATCATTAATTGGTAGCTCTTCTCTTCTTTTATCTTCAGTTATTCGATAGAATGCAAGTAATGTATTTTTATTTGTATTACTCTCATATGAAAATTGAGAGTAATCTTGTGTAAATTGAAGAGATCTTGGTTCAATTAATTTTATTTTATAAAAAGTTGTTTGTTTACGAGATAAACCTCCATGAGAGTTTTTTATTGATAGAGATTTAAATACAGAAGAAAAATCTCCTAGGTCAATTGGGTTATTGAGGTTATCTCCATCTTCTACTGGTCGTGGATCTGAACCATAATATGATGTAGGCCCATAGGCGGTTGGTCCTGCACCTCCTGTAGGATATGACTGTACTGTTCCTAGGTTATAAAAACCTGTATTATTCGGAATTGTCGTTAGATACCTGCTCATATTCTGCTTTTAAGCCAGTGGTTAGTCCATGCATGGGATGTTCAGGATCATCTCTGCCGGATTCTTTATATCTTTCATTCATTATTCTAACTCGTTCAGCCATACGCTTAACTCCTTCTTTACCTGTACTCTCATTTGCCATGACGTCAGTGTAGGAGTGATAATCCATTGCTTCTTCTAGTAAAGGTTTTACAGCTTCAGCTTCAGTTTTTGTATCAAACCAAGCAGACCAAGTTGATTGACCATTGATGGTAATTAGGACTGCATATTGACGCTCCTCTGGTAAATGATAATTACTTGGTTGTACCGAGCTTTCCTTGCATGTTATGCGCCCTCTCTTTGTGGTGTTTAAAGATGTTTCCGTGAGTGAGTTTGATTCTCTCAATTTCATTTGGGTGGTCACAGTTTTTTAGTTCTCTGATTGTAAGGTGTGTTGGGTTGCAGCAGAAAGAAACACATGTTGGTCTGCTAAAAATTCTATATTTACCTGTATAGCCTCGACTTAGCCAAAAAGCTACTCTTGAAGCCGATTGGGTTTTAGCGGCGTGGAATGGCGAAGGAAAATAAGCAGTGGATTCAGTCCCATGTTTTCTAGCGGCCCCTTGCCATTTCCAACATTCGTCAGCTCCTTTTATGTCAACTTGATCCCAGAAGCTTTTTGCTTGCCAATAGAAGGTTCTGAAGTCGAAGTTAGTGACATCTACTGTACATCGTCCCTTTTTTATTTCTTTCATGCAATCTAAACACTCTCCCATTAAACCAAAGTTTCCTTTGTGTCCTTCGTCTCCTGGTTTATGCCAAGGGCATGTTTTACTCTCATTCATAAGGTAGGTACGTCGAAAATCCTGAGTTTCAATGGGATGAGCTTGAACTAATTCTTTACAGGTTACTAGAAAATTTTCCCAAACTTCTTTAAAGCTACCAGATTTAAGATCCCCGGCAACTTCCTCATAAGTTATATTATTGCAGATTCGTCTGACCGTATGATATGGAACTTTATAAACTTTAGATAACTCTTTATTACTTATCCCCTCCTCCTTTTCACTTCTTAATTTAGTTATTAAGTCTTTACTAATGTCTTTTTTAGTACGTTTTGCTTCTTCATAGGCAACATCACTTCTTGTCCCCCAATAGTAATGGGTTGGATTAATGCAGTATTTAGATTTACATATTGATCGACGAACAATTATAGGCTTTGTTCCTTCATAGGGGCTTCCTATCATTGCGAGTAGAAGTGGTCTTGCATCTTTATTTTTATAGAGAGGTATATTTACTTTTGTAGTTTTAAAACCTTGGAGCGCTAACGAATTATATTCTTTGAGACACCAGCATTGCTCTTTTCCTATCTCTTTAATAGCAGCTTGAAAGGCTACAGCGAAAGCTATTTGGTCTTTTGCGGTTAAGTCTTTAGCTAGAAATGGTGATTCAATACTTATCATAAGTAGGGTAACAGGTGCTGAGCAGCTAAGACTTCAGTTATAGCAAGAAAAGTTGTTGACAACCAAATTGTAACTTTTTCCCTCTATTTTATTTACTTCTAGAGAGGATGAGGTTAGGTACTTGTCTGTAATTCTTTTATATACACTCTTATACCTAACCACAACATATACGTACTTAAGTAAAACACCCTTTATTTTTTAAAATTTGGGTGTTCACAACAAAATAATTGCGGTGAAAGGGGTTTTGAGGAATTAGGCCTTGAGAAAGGGTCCTCCCCCTACCTATTTTTAGTGTTATTGACTATTTTTTCGAAGGAATTTAGATTTTGGGTTAGGTAGTTGCCTGTAAAATTCGACTAAAATTCATATGACACTCAAGTACCTAATCTCAATGGTAGTTAAATAATTCTTCGTAGAGTTCTGCAAATGTTTTAGCTTGATCTGCATCTTTGGCGTATCGACATGTACCTCCTCCTGGGCAGCAAACTAAGTGTTCTTTATGTCCTCTATTTTCAAAGACTTCTATTGTTGTCCCATGCTGTAAGGTTGTCACTCTATTTACCGTTTTCCGATGATATTATTATAAAAGGCCTGTAATTTATTTAGTAATGTCATCGTCATTTATATCTCCAAATTCACTAAAACTAGGACCTTTTAGTAAGTTTTCATCTACTGTTGCTCCTAAAGTTAGTAGAGGACTTCCTTTTTTAAAGACTTTTGCTAAAGGGTTGAGGTTTGCTCCTGGTATTCGGATAGGTACTGGTCTGTTGTCAGGTACGAGCAGGCTTTTATCTGGTGAACCGCTGCATAAAGTTGGTATGGGTTACGCTCAAGCAATTCCAGGTCCTATAGGTTGGTCGGCAGTTGCAGCTGATTTGGCTGACCAAGCTGGAGTATTTTCTAACATGTCTGGGGGTAATCCTGCGTCTAACTTTACCGGTGGGTTACCAAATACTTCACCAAGTACAGGAATGGCCAATATTCCAGCGACTGTACCAAGTACTGGGCAGTCTCATAAAGATTTTGAAATTCAGCAACGTCAGGAGCAAGGTGCATACATTCCACCTGGGATGACTACTTCAGCTGGGGTTCCTGTCGAAGCGCAAGCTGGTGGTGGTATACCTGATTTTATAAATACAGGAAAAGATCAATGGGGTAGGTCCGCATCTTATAAAACTGATGATGGTACTTGGGTAAATAGATCTAATGTATTTACGCCACATTACGAGACTGGTGAGGATCTTGGAGTCATGACTCGAAATCAGCGTAGGGCATATGATCTAGCAGCAGCAAAAGCTGGGTTTTGATTATAGATAATCATAGCTTTATAATTAGTATAAATAGTCAATAAAGTAATGAACGGCGCAGGATTTGATCCTTCTGGGTTTGATATGACTGATATTGGTGATCCTCGTCGCCAATCGAAGTTACCTGGTGGATATGCAACTCAGGGGCAAGCAGTTAGTGCACCTTATGCAGATGCAAATAGAGCTGCCGCAGAGAAGACTAATCCCATGAATGCTGCTTCTCAAGGCATAGGGGATAGGGTTGACAATTTCTTAAGTAGGTTAGGAGGTTAGTTATGGAGATGATGAATCCTGGTGATGCCTTTCTTAAAGATTACAAGGATCGCCATTCTACTTATTTTTCAGATCGTCCAGAGGATCGATCTATTGATATCTCACTTGGAGATGCATTAGTAGGTGCGTCAGTGAGAGCTACAAATGATGCAAGAGAAACAGCGGAAAGAGAAGGAATGAATACATCGGCAACACAAAATTTAAATCCTACTTCTGAGTCCTCCCTACGTGAACTACAAGCAGTTCCAGGAGAACAACCAGTGAGAGGATCAGGAGAACAACCAGTGAGAGGATCAGGAGAACAACCAGTGAGAGGACCAGGAGGATTGACTAGAGAGGAGTTTGAGGCTCTATCTGATGACGAACAATTTCGGACAGTACTTAAAGATTCAATGCCTACACCACATGGATTACATCGTGTAGTTACAGGTGTTGCTGATTTCTTAACGGGTAATCAATATGATTATGATCGGCGCGGTTAAGTAAGATGGGTGATAATGATTTTCCAGCAGTAATGGCCAACGGTGGTTGGGATGAAGCTAAAGATAAGGCTTCTAAATGGAAGACGTATCGGAGTGGTGCATCTTCATATAGCCAATCTGGGACTGATATACCTACAGGAAGTATGCAAAGTAGGGGTGAATTTACTGATGGATCAGATATTACTCCTTACGGTTATGAAGAATTTGGCATTAGTCCAAGCTTATTAAGGTAAAGACTAGATTTTGTAAGCGTAAAATTGAATATATAGACTAAAGTTTAGACGGTAGATGTCACAAACAAAAGCACAGTTACTTGATAATATCAAGGATAATGTTCAACTTGACGCGCAAAAGGCTCTGCGATTTGCAGATTCTGACTCGAGTCATTATGTAGCTTTTAAGGCTCCAGGTACTGTTTCTAGTAGTGTTACTTGGACATTACCGGCAGCAGATGGTAGCGCAAATTACGTATTAGCTACGGACGGTAGTGGAAATCTCTCGTGGATAGCTGATCCAGCTGGGCAATGGGTAACTAGTAGTAGCAATATCTATTTCACAGGAGGCAATGTAGGTATAGGAGATAGCTCACCAAGTAATCCCTTATCTGTGACAGGGGCTTCAGCTTTTAATGGTGATGTTCAGTTTACTGGTGCA